GTCCAGAGCCAGGGGTCGGTCGCGTTCGACATGGCGAACGCGAAGCCACCGAGGCCGGAGGCCGGGTTCGAGCCCGCGTTCTGGAAGAACACGTCACCGATGGCCGGGCTGACCGGGAAGCGGATGCCGCCCCGGTTGACGCCGACGGTCGGCAGGTCGATGAGACCGTCCGAGGCGTCCGCGATGTTGAAGAAGTCGTACATGATCTGGCTCGGGGCGCACCAGCCACCACCGGCCACGAGGGACTTCTGCGCCTCGGGCTTGGTCATGTCGCGCCACAGGGCTTCGACCTTGGCCGGGTCGGTGCGCTCGTCCAGCGTGTGGTCGAACTGGTTGCGGACCGAGGCGACGAGGTGGCGGGGCGCGCCCTTGCCGTCACGGGTGACGGGGATGGCCTTCACCTTGCGCTGGAACGCCTCGCCGAGGTCGGCCAGCGTTCCGAGGTCGGTGCCGTGGGCGACGCCGGGGATGTCGATGGAGGCCGTCACGGCGTTCGGGACGCGGTCCTGGCGCCGTGGCGGCGGTCTCGCCGAGGGATGCGAACCGGCGCTGCGCGTTGGCGAGCTTGGTCTCGTCTTCGCCGAACAGGGCGAGCGCGACGCCTCGGGCCGTGGCCTGGGTCAGCTCGCCGAGGTCGATGGTGCCGGTGCTGGCGGCGGCAGCGGCGGCCGGGCCGCCCTCGCCGGGTCCGTGGACGCGCTCCTGGAGCGCGGCCATCTGGCGCTGCGTCTCCTGCTGAGCGAGGGCCGCCTGCTCCTGCGCCCGGGTGGCGCGCACCCGCAGCTCCGCACGGATGCGGTCGAGGTCGGAGGCGAGGCGCTGGGCGTAGCCGACGTCGTCGGCCGAGTAGGTGCCCTTCTCGTTGAGCTGGTCGTACGCGGCTACCGCCTGCGTCTCCAGCTCCGTCAGCTCCGCGTCACCCGACAGCGTGAGGTCAGCGGGTGCGGTGAAAAGCTCAGGCTCCGGCACTGCAACCTCCAGGGGCGACCGGAATGATCTACGACGGCCGGAAGATAGCACGGCAATGCCGACCGGCCAAAAGAGGGATTTCTCTTGACCGGTCGGCATAAATTGCAGGTCAGCCGTTCCCCGAGCCGTTCGGGCCGCCGGGGCCCGGGGGCGGAGGAGGCGGGGGCGGAGGCGTCTGGCCGCATCCACACATGGCGATCACTTCCCCTTCTGGTGGACCTGGAGCGCGATCTTGCTCATGATCCGAGCGTACGCCCACTGGTCGAGATCTTCTTCCGTCAGCACCTCGTTGAGCTGCGGAACACCGGCCGCCACCAGCGCGAGCTGGTGTCCGGCGGTGTACTTGGCCCGGATCTTCGGCACCGGGAAGCCAGGCACGTTCACGGCCAGCAGACCGACGAGCCGGAGGTGCCCGCCGATGTTGCGCCAGTCCCCGGAGACCTGCCCCGAGGCGCGCAGCTCGTGGATCCGCAGCGGGTCGGTGCCCGGCCGGACCGAGCCCGCGACCCAGATGCCGTGCGCGTCGTTGCCGACGGCGACGTCCGCCACGGCCACGCCCGTGTTGTCGTAGTGCTCCACGGCGACCCGGCTGCTCGCATTGATGTCGGCGTGCCCCGTGCCGAGGGTGATCTGCCCGACCGAGACCATCTCGCCCTCGGCCGTGTAGACCGCCCCGGTCATGAAGTACGGGTGCTGGTCCTCCTGCGGCGGGGTGACGCACAGTCCGGCCTGCCCGATGTGGCACGTGCCCCACAGGGCGGCGTGCCCGTAGACCCGGCCCTCGGGGGTGACGGTGATGCCGGTCGGCACGGACAGGTCCGGGTTGGTGAACCAGTCCTTGGACGGCCGCTCCTGGACGGCGACCGCCGTCGAGCGGAACTGGTGGACCCGGGTCTCGCGCAGCGCGCCGATCGGCTCGCCCCCGGCGACGACCGCCCCGGCCTCGTCCAGCAGCGCGACGTACGCCTCGGCGAAGGCCGGGATGTCCACCAGCGTGGCCGCACGGATGCGCCCCTTGTGGAAGACGACCTTCTCGGGGGAGGCGAACATCTGCGCGAAGGGGTCGGCGTCCTCGCCGCCCTCGGGCTGGTCTGGCCAGACCAGCTCCATGTCGGCGTCCTTGATCGAGTCGACGTCCACGGAGACGCCCCGCAGGAACTTGCCCTCGATCTTGCGCTGGACGTTCCGGCCGTCCTCGTCCCCGAGGTCGAGCAGCCCCTCGCCCATGATCAGGCCGGAGTCCTCGCGCCAGATGTTGGTGATGTTGCCGACGTTGACGGCCTCGGTACGGGCCTCGCCGCCGTGGGAGTCCACACGGTTCCAGCGCAGCGGGAGCGGCAGATCGGCCCACGTGAGCGCGCCGGAGTCGAACTCCCGGCCGTCGCCGGTCTCGATGCCCTCCACGGTGAGCGGGCCGCGCCAGGGCACGGTGTCCCCGGCGTACTGCTGCTGGCCGGTCGGCGCGTCGTTCTCGGACGACTGCGCCAGGGTCTCGGTGCCGTCGGCGGCGGCCGACTTCTTGTTCTCCTTCAGCCGCTTGTCCTTGTCGGTGCCGGGGTTGGGCTCACCCTTGGCGAGCGCTTCGGTCTCAGTCGTCACGGGGGCCTCCTCGGGCCGATCATCTGCGCGCAGGATAGCCGCAGACGCAGTGGCGGCCGAGCCGGAGCCCCAGTTCGCCACGATGAACCCACGGCAGGGGTTCCCGTGGGCGGAGCCAGCGCACCCGGCGTACCCCATGACCGGGTACGCGTTGATGGCCGACTCCAGGGACGGGAAGACGTCCCCGTCAACCGCGATGCACGCCTTGCAGGTGTTGTGGTCCAGCACCTCGGAGGCGGTGTAGCTCTCCGCCGCCGGAGCGGCCCGGAGCACGGTGTTGCGGCCGAGGGTCTGAGCCGTGCTCATGGCCACCTTGACGGGAGCCTGGACGGCCTTCTCCGCCCCGGCCTGGAGCGCCCGGTCGACGTCGGCCGCCGTGGACTCTCCCTTGCCCTTCCGGCTCAGGAACCCGAGAGCGTAGCGCTTGGCGGTCTGGACCATGTTCGACGCCATGATGTCGGCCGTCATCTGGCTCATGCCCTTGAGGAGCTGCTTGCCCCCGAGCCCGGCCGTGACGGTGTCCTCCAGCGACTCGGGGATCTGCCAGTCCGGGACCTGGACTCCCTGCGCCTCGGCTTCGCGCTGCACGCTGCGCCCGGCCTGTTCGGCCAGGGACCGCATCTCGTCGTGGAGCACGTGGGCGGCGGCCGTGGTGTCCACGGTGATCGAGGACAGGGCGGCCGGGTCGTCCGGGGCGGCGGCGATCTGCTCCCGGATCTGCCGCCTCCAGTCGGCCATCTCCGTGTGCAGCCGGTTGGTCGTGCTGTTCACGGCCTCGGTCCACTGCCGGTCGTGCTCCGCGAAGTTGACGTGCCCCTCGTACTCCTTCAGGTTCCGGCGCAGCTTGGCGGCGGCGGTGACGGCCTCCGGCGGGGTGAGCGGGAAGTCGTGGTCCTCCGGCCCGAAGGACACCCGCAGCCGATCGAACGTCACCGGCCCGAGGCGCTTCTCCAGGTTGCGTACGGGGGTCAGGTCGGCGGTGTAGACGGCGCAGATGTGCGGCACCCAGGGGCAGTGCGGCGGCGGGATGTCGGGCGCCTCGTGCATGTCCGACAGGGCGCACTGCGCGATGGCGTGCAGGCTCTCCAGGGGCGAGCCGTAGCCTTCGTCCTTGCCGTCGCCGACGCTCCAGACCCAGGACGGCTGCGTGGTGTTCCCGTTCCAGTGCGCCACGCCGAAGATCTGCGAGGTGACGTCGCCCTCGTCCCACCAGCCGAGCGCGAGCTGCACGCAGTACAGCAGGTCAGCCTTCTGCGCGTCGGTCCAGGCCGTCGTCTCGTCGCCGAGGAAGGCGAGCGTCAGGTGCAGGTCGGCAGCCGCCTCGCCGCCGGGGACGCGGAGCCGGGCCGCGTCCTCCGCCGTCGGCATGAGCGCGATCATCCCGCCGTTGAGGTGATCGTCAGCCACGGGTCACCTCCATGCTCCGCGCGTCCCTCGGCCGGAGCCGGGTTGTGATCAGTTCGCGGGTGTTCATGAACGGCGCCTGCCCGTCGATGCGGAGCATGCCGAAGGTGTCCAGCCGGGTGAAGTAGACCCCGGCCTGTCCGGGCCGGGCCGTCGGCGCCGACCGGCTCACCGCGTGCGTGAACGGGCAGGTGTACTCCGCCGAGTGGCAGAGCTGCGGATGCAGCAGCTCCCAGTCCCCGCCGGACGACACCGGCAGCCGGACGAGGTGCTGGGTGCGGGCCTGCTCCAGGAACAGGGCGCGAGCGGCCTCCTTGGCGGCCGGGGGAGCCGGAGCCTTCCCTCCGTTGGGCGGGCCCGGCGGAGCGCTTCCGCCTCCGGAGGCGGGAGGAGAGGCAGCCGACTGCTTGGCGACCTCGTC